CCACCTTCAATACTTGTGTTGGATCCGCTAACGTTCGTTTGTGTTTCTGCTGAACGCGCTGGTCCACCAAAAAGTGCTAACAAAGTCATTAATATAATTAATATACCTGTAAAATAATAATTCATCCTGCAGTACTCCATTAAATTACTTTGCCTCTCTACAAGAAGGACACGTTTTTTTAAAACCGTTAGGGTGTTTTTCACACACTACTTTAATGTCTGATTCAGGAACTTCTGTATACATGGTAATGTGTTCGTCTACCTCTTCGCATTTACAAAATTTACCAAATATTTTTTCAATCCATTTTTTAATCATGTTTCCTCCCATATAATCTTCATCTGTTTTTATCACAATATTATTACATATGTAACAACTACAGTAATCGCATTTACGACCACAATGACAATCGTGTTTGCATTCAAAGCAAAACGTTTTCATTTTTTCTTTTCTTTTATTTCGTAGAAAAAATTATCAGTATCTTCCGTTATCCATTTTCCTGAATTTTCTACGTTCCATTCAGAAGTTTGTACCTTCCAATCAGGAATATCATCTTTTACAGTAAAAGATGGTATGTCCCATATAATTCTATTGTTTGGCTGTGCCGCATAGTTGCCATCATTTAAGGCAATTATGTGTGCGCACTTATGTTCGTGCGGGATCTCAGAATGATCAGTATCAACTATATTACTCTCTGGATGTGCAAAGTCAATGGTAAATAGGTAATTCCCATAATGCCATTTCTTGTCTTTACCTATGTATTTACCTGAGTGAGATGTTAAAAAATCCCAAACAGTAATAGCAGGGTAATAAGAAAAACTATTCCACAGTTCCAATTCATCAAGTCTTTTGGTCGGAACAGACTTGGGGTCATAACCACGTTGAATAAAAGCCGATAAGGGTAAACGATAAAAGACAGCACCGTTTTCCATGATGGCATGCCAGAGGATAGCTTGTCCTGCAATTGATGTAATGCCGAAGATAATACAGTCTTCAACTTCACCATGATGTTTTTTAAGGTCATATAAATACTCCTTTTTTATTTGCGCGTATTGTACAGGAATATTTGCATTTAAGTAAGCCATAATTTATCATTTTATTTGGCCCCAATTAGGTCCAGATTCATAGTCAACTTTGTTAGGTACTTCTAAATTAACAGCATTTTCCATAATCTCAACAATTTTATTTGCATGTTCGGAAGACTCAACAGATATATCAAGTTCATCATGAACTTGTATGTGTGGTATAATACCTTCTTTGTATAATTCTATCATTGCTTTCTTTGTCATGTCAGCAGCTGATCCTTGTATCAATTTGTTTAATGCTTTGTATGTAAATGCTCGTTTGATCCCTGGTCCGTGTTCCAAGAGCGCTGCATCGTGTGGTAATGCTTTGTGAATACCGAATTGATTTGGTTCCCACAAATGGAACCTACACAAACGACCAAGTAAAGTTCTAACCTTACCAGAATTCTGTGCACGTTGCATAACATTGTCCATCAATTGTTTTACAAACGGAACTTTGTTGTGATACTGTCTAAATAGACTATCCGATTTATCTTTACTGATACCAAGTTCTGCTTGTAACTTATTTTTACCCATACCATAAAACAATCCAAGGTTTATAGTCTTGGCCTGTGATCTAGGTATCTCTGCCATATCAGCAACGATCGTGTGAAAGTCTGCGTCACCTTCATTGTATGCATCTAAAACATCACCAACACCATATAAATTTTGTAAAGCTGCATAATGCACTACCAGCCTAGGCTCTTGTTGAGAATAGTCAAAACAACCCCATGTATGGCCTTCCTCGGGCACAAATAAAGCCCTGATCCGTGGTCCAAGGTCTTTGTTTCTAGCTGGTATTTGCTGTAAATTTGGGTTTGAGTATGAAAATCTACCGGTCACAGTTCCGCCATTATCTGAACGCAATTGATTTATGTCTGCATGTATTCTACCCTTGTGTGAATGTTTGAGTATGGTATCAATAAACGTAGTATGAGCCTTATTAATCTCTCTAGCTTGAGCAATTTTATTTACCAATGGATGCGGATGATTTTGCAAAAAGTTTTTAGTAAAGGATGGTGCTTGTGATTTCTCAGTTCTATCGTAATCTAATTTCAGTTTATCAAAAACTTGTGCAATCGATCTTGCAGCCCATATTTGAGTTTCTATTCCTGTTTCTTTTTTTACTGCTTGGATTAACTTGGCTTCTTGTGATGCTAACTCTTGCTTCATTGTATGAGCTTTTTGAACGTCCACTCGAACCCCACGAAATTTCATCGCAACCAAACAAGGAAACAATTCAGTCTCCAAATCAAAAATAGATTGTATGTCTTGGTGAAGTATTTCTTTTTTAAGTTCTTGCCACAACTCTAAAGTTATCTCTGCATCTTTTTCTGCGTATGCACCTACATAAATGGCAGGTAGTTTATACATTTCTGCCTTGGCGTCAACCCCCCAATCTTTTGCAGCTTGATATAAATCACTTTCATTTTTTGTTTTGCCAGTGTATCTTTTAGAACAATTGTTTAAGTCATAGCGCATTTGATTTTCATCAACGAGGGCCGAAGCAATCATCGTGTCCACAATTTTACCGCTGACACTTAAACCGAGCGCTTGTATCCAACACACGTCATACATGGCGTTGTGAAATATTTTATCTGCTGGTGTATCTAATACACCTTGAAACCATTTTAAAACTTTTTTACGATCCATATTACCACCACCTTCGTGAGCAATAGGATAGTATCCAGACCAACCAATTACAGCTACAGCTATACCAGTTACATCACCTTTACCAACTACAGATCCTGATCCCATCTTCATTAGATCTGGGTCTTTAGTTTCTAAGTCAATTGCAATTTCATCATACTTAGATAAGTCTGGAAAATTTTCTGGTGGTAACCATTCTGTTTGAGGTTTAAATAGAGGTGTCTGCATCGTAATCCCTTTCAATAATCATTTCTAAAAAGTGTATTGCTTTTAATATGTCTTGCTTCTTTCCCTTGTCGCGATGTCTAATTATATATTTTATAGCACAACCTTCAGGGTAAAGCAATTCGTTCTCTATTACAAACTTGCTTGGTTGAATTTTATATTTTTGATAATGTGATCCTCCGATCTGTTTGTCGTATGGTTTCATAGTAGATAGCCTTTCTCATATTTTTTAGGTTCAATTATATGTAAGTTTTCTTTTGTTCTTGTTGCACCAACATAAAACAATCTATTTTCATCATCTGGATCTCTTTCATAACCTTTCATAGTATTTTGTGTTAGATCAGTTAATAACACAACGTTTTGTGATTCACCACCTTTAGCACCATGTATGGTAGATAATTCTATTCGTGGTTTTTCATTTAACTTTTCACCATTCTTTCTCATCTTTCTTAAATAATCTACTTTCATTTGTCCGGCATCGTCAAATGCTTCATACCAAGTTGTTTTAATTTGCAAACCATAATCACTAACAAGTTGATCTATTGTGTAAAAAGATTCTTTTGCCATACCTTTTATTTTTTTCTTGTGCCAATGTTTATCAGTCATGTATTTAGAAATATTTTCTATTTGTTTATATGATAATGGTTGGCCTTTTAATCCACCTTCCCATGCAGTAGCCGCTTCGTGTAAATCTTTTTCTGTGCCTCTTCTATATTTAGATAAATAATATAACCCACGTTGATATAAAGATTCTTCTACATCTTTTAATAAATGTTTGGTTCTAGCTAACACTAGCCATTCTCCACTTGACATATCAATTGTGTCAGCATTATAATGTCTTTGTAAACTTCCTTGCACTGTTTTTGGTTGCCATGTTTTATCTATTCTATTTTTAATTCTATTAATTATACCCATTGCTAGTCCATGTACTTTAGCTGGTATTCTAAAAGACTGTGTTAATGGTAAATATTGTCCTTTTAAAGCAATAAAAGAATCTACATCCGCACCTGCCCATTTGTATATTGCTTGGTCATCATCACCTGCAATAAAAGAATCTTGAGTTTTATTCCAAATAGTTTTTGCCATATCCCATTGCATTAATGAAAGATCTTGTGCTTCATCAATAAACACTACATCAAATTTTGGTGACTTATCTGATTTTGTAAATTCTGTAATCATGTTATTAAAGTCTATTAAACCATATTCTTTTTTATATCGTGCTAACTCATTGTGTATAATTTTTAATGTGCTTCTTTCTAAATCTTGTGTGT